TTATGCAAGTAAATAAAGATGGAACAATTGAAGTAAGGAAATGTAAATAATGGCAAAAAAAATATGTAATTGGAATGAAGCAAAACCAGAAGGTACTTTTGACAGTAAAGCTACAGCTAATGAGTATGTTAGAGGTAGAATGGCAGAGTTTAATATTCTTCGTGACGCTGATTTGACACCAGAGACTTGGGCTAGAGCATTTAGATTTGATTTTTCTGCTGCAATGTCTTCAACACTTAGTGACAAAATGAGAAAATTTGGAAGTCTTTTAGTTAGAGACTCAACGCCAAAAAAAGGAAATACAAATTATACGAGACCAGTAACTATATCTGAAGTTAAAGATATGAACGTAGATAGAATGATGGTTCTATATCACGTACCTCATACAAACTTTTTAAAAAAATGGTTAATGGAACAAAAGAAATTAGGAAGATACAAATGGAATAGTCCTAATAACAATTTAGTAAGAAAAGAATTTAATGATTTAGTAGGTAGAGCAATTCGTGGTGAGCAAATTGCATTAAGTGAATTAGGCTATACTACTGGTGAAGCACAAAAATTAATACAACAAATGGCTAAAGTACAAAGTCAATTGTTAAATGAGCAATTACAAATGCTTAAAATTACTGGAGTAGAAGGTGCTGAAAATATTGTAGATAATTTTAATTATTTAACAAGAGTTCACAATCCAATTAAATATCAAAAAATATTAGATGACCCTACAAAAGGTTCACAATATCTTAAAGTATTTTTAGTTAATGCAATGGAAGACACAATGCTTAAAGGTGTAAAACAAAAACCTTTAACAGCAGCTCAAAAAATGACTATTGCAGAAAATTTAATAACTGTAGTCAATAGGTCAAATTTTTCTAAAGGTGGAGTTAATTTAGACCACATTGTAACTAGTATGCAAAAACGTGAAACATTTAGAAGAATGATGCAAGAGCATACAAATATGGTTGATGAAGAAATTGATGGTTTAATAAATAGAATGTTTAAAGTTAAACCAGGAGAGCAAGTTTCTGGTTCATCATATTTAAAAAGAAGAATTAGATTTAATGAAGGATATACAGACGGAAGAACAAACTTTTCAGATTTATTAGAAAATAATGCTGAAGCATTGTTTATGAATTACACACACAGTGCAATGGGTGACATGGCTTTAGCGTATAAAGGAATTAAATCTAGAGGTGACTTTCAAAGAATTAGACAAGAAATTGTAGAAAGCTATGACGCAAATCCTAAAGCTAGTGCTACTAAAAGAGCAGTGTGGCAGGCAAAAAATGAAATACAAGCTATGGATATGGCTTATGCTTATATTAAAGGCAGACCACTTGCAGAAAATCCAACTGGACTAGCACCAACAATAGGAAGATTTATTCGTAAATTAAATTACTCAAGGGTGATGAACCAAGTTGGTTTTGCCAATATGTCAGAGATGGGAAACGTTACTGGTTTAATTGGTTGGAATGCTACATTAAAAAATGTTCCTGAATTAAGACGTATGATGAAACGTTTAGAAAACGGTGAGCGTGTAGATGAATTTATTAGAGAAATAGATTACACAATGGGTGGTATAGGTAACCACTCTATTATTCAACAAGTTACAAACCGACTAGATGATTTTGGAAGTAGTATGTCTGATGATGTTATTACTACAGCAGAAAACAAACTAGACCAAATGAACAGATTTACTAACACATACTCTGGACAATTTATGAGTACCTCTGCCATGCAGATAGTAACTGTTTCTGAGTTTACACAAATATTTGGTAAGTGGGCTGTAGGTAAAGGTAGACACCCTTTTGCTAAATTAAGATTTGGTAAAAACAGAATGTCTGACGCTCAAATGCAAAACAGATTAGATGATTTAGGAATAAGTCCATCTATGATGAAAAAGATTCAAAATGAATTTAAAGCACACACAAGTTGGACTAAAGGTGAACTTGGAACTAAAATAACTAAAACTAATTTTGACAAATGGTCTAATGAAACTAGAGCAGTTTACATTATGGCTATGAGAAGACTTGCACATAGAACAATTCAACAAGCTGATATAGGTGAGAAAGCATACTTTGGATTTTTAAAAGAATACGGAATGAATGCAGATGGACACTTAGGTCAAATAGCATATCAGTTTAGAAGTTTTATGTTTACATCTTGGGCTAAACAATTTTTGTATGGTTTAAAGATGAGAGACGCTATTGTGTTTGACCAATTTATGAACTCAATGTTATGGGGTTCTTTAATGTTTTCAGCACAAACTTCTCTAGCAGGTTTAGTACATCCAAACCAAAAAGAATTTTATAAAAACAGATTAAATCCGGCAACAATAGCTAAAGCAGGTTTTCAAAGAGCTGCGTTTGCTTCCTTGTTACCAATAGGCGCTAACATTATAGGCTCTGCTTATACTGATAACCCTATCTTTGGATATAGAACTAGTGGACTTGATACAAACATTATAACTGGTAACCCAACTTACTCTTTAATATTTCAAAAGTTGATACCTAGTTTAAAAGCTGTATCACAATCTACGTTTAATCCAGAAAGAACATTCTCTCAAGCAGACGGAAATAAAGCTATAGGAATATTACCTTTCTATAACTTAGTAGGATTACAACAATTTTTGAGAGCAATAACTAGTGAACTTCCTAAAGACCGTCAACAATAACAATAAGTACCCATATTAGAAGAAGAAAAGGAGTGTATAAATGGCAAATTCATTTGTAAGATACACAGGAAATGGTTCAACCACACAATATGCAGTAAGTTTCTCATATCGTGACCAGGCTGACATTACTGTAACAATCAATGGTGTAGCTACAACTGCTTTCACTTATAACTCAGCAGGAACTCAAATAACATTTTCTTCACCACCGGCTAATTCAAGTGCTATCGAAATACGAAGAACTACAAGTCAAACTTCAAGATTAGTTGATTATGCGGCAGGTTCAGTTCTAACTGAAAACGATTTAGATACTGACTCAAATCAAGCTTTCTTTATGTCACAAGAAGCTATTGATGACGCAGGCGATGTAATCAAACTAAACGCAGCAAATTTTCAATGGGATGTACAAAATAAAAGACTTACTAATGTTGCAGACCCAGTAGACAATACTGATGGCGTTAACAAACAATTTATTTCAACAAATTTACCAAACATAACTACAGTAGCAGGTATATCTGGAAACGTTACTACTGTTGCAGGAATTTCGGCTAATGTTACTTCAGTAGCAACTAATTCTGCAAACATTAATACAGTAGCAACTAACATAGCTAATGTTAATACAGTGGCTTCAGATATTGCTAAAGTAATTGTAGTAGCAAATGATTTAAACGAAACAGTTTCAGAAATAGAAACTGCTGCGTTAGACTTACAAGAAACAACTTCAGAAATTGATACAGTATCAAACAGTATTGCAAACGTTAACGCTGTAGGAACTAATATTGCTAACGTAAACACTTTAGCACCTATATCGGCAAACATAACAACAGTTGCCGGAATATCTGCAAACGTGACAACAGTAGCAGGAATTTCTAGCAACGTGACAAATGTTGCAAATAATTCTAGCAACATTAACTCAGCAGTTAGTAACGCAACAAATATTAACACCGTAGCAGGAAATAATTCTAACATAAACACAGTTGCAGGAATTTCTAGTGATGTAACAAGTGTTGCAGGAATTGCTTCAGATGTTTCGGCAGTAGAAAATATTAAAGCTAATGTAACAACTGTAGCAGGAATTTCAGCTAACGTTACGACAGCAGCTACAAACAATGCAAACATTACGACAGTAGCAGGCTCAATTACTAACGTAAATAATGTTGGTGGTTCGATTGCAAATGTAAATAGTGTTGCTTCAAATTTATCTGGAGTAAACTCTTTTGCAGAAAGATATAGAATTTTAAGTTCAGCCCCAACAAGCAGTAACGATGTAGGTGACCTTTATTTTGACACTACAGCAAACGAATTAAAAGTTTACAAAACAAGTGGATGGGCTGCGGCAGGTTCAACTGTTAACGGTACATCAAATAGATTTGAATATACTGCAACTGCAGGTCAGACAACATTTACTGGTGCTGATTCAAATTCTCAAACTTTAGCGTATGACGCAGGGTTTATCGACCTTTATGTTAACGGAATAAAATTAGCAAATTCAGATTTCACTGCAACTTCAGGGAATAGTGTAGTTCTTGGAAGTGCTGCGGCAGTAAACGATATAATTTCAATTGTTGCTTATGGAACATTCCAATTAGCAAACATATCAATAAAAGATTTAACAGATACTCCTGCAAGTTTTGGTACAGCAGGACAAGCTCTGGTTATGAACGCAAATGCAAATGGATTAGAATATGCAAATGCAAGTTCACCAGAAGTTTATGGATTCAAAAAAAATGCGTCTGGACAATTAATAGTTACAACAACTAATGAAGGTGCAGACAATATCTCTGAAACAGATTATGCCGGTTTCGAAGATGTAATGTTTGGCGCAAGTGGAATGACTTGGTCAATCTCAAATGGCAAACTAATAGCTACAATATAATAAAGGAGAAAAATATATGGCTACAATAACACTCGGTAACATTAAGTTCAACTGGAAGGGAACTTATAATGCCGGTACAGCTTATGCAATTGACGATGTTGTAAGCTACAATGGTTCGTCTTACATTGCTAAAACAGCTACGACAGGAAACCTTCCAACTGTTACAGCTAATTGGGATTTGATGTCTCAAGCAGGTACTAATGGTACTAATGGTACTAATGGAGATACTTTTGGTTTAGCAAATAAAGAAATTGCATTTAAAACAAACGCAGGTGCTTTAGATGGTATTCCAATCGGTACAGCAGGACAGGCACTTAAAGTAAATTCTGGTGCAACTGGATATGAATTTGGTTCAGCAGGTACATCAGAATTATTAGGTTCTGGAGAAAGTTCAAATGTTACATCTCTTGCAATTAACAATTCAGTATTAAGTTCAGCTTACGAAGAATTTGTAATTTATACTTTTATATCAAAAGCATCTGGTGGTGGTGGTGGACAAAAAGAAATGTTTGTTAGTACAGACAATGGTTCATCAACTATGAATGTAGATAGACTTTATCACTTTGCACAACTTTATCCTGCAGGTGGTACTGGGCATGGTGTTTCTTCTGCAGGAGTTAATGCAGACAGAATTCACTTGAATGTTGGTTCTGCTACAGGAGATTATCATAATGGTAAGATAACTATTCTTAGACCATCATTTGCAAGTGCAGGAGAAAGAAACAGAAATACACTTTTATCTGAAGCTGTCAGTTCACAAAATCCAGGTAGTTCAGTCAATGTTGAAAATTTAACTGCGTATGCTTGTATCCATGATGGAAATGGAAACAGAATGAGCAATATAGATTATGTACGATTTGAAATGAATGGTGCAGGATTTGATATGAAATGGGCAGTTTATGGAAGAAAATGGTAGGAGAAAAATATGAGTGATAAATTTTATAAAGCAATCAATAATGAAGTAATTGAATTAACAGCAGAAGAAATTGCAGAGTTAGATACTAAACAAGCAGAAGGTTTAGCTTCAGCAGAAGCATTCCAAGCTGAAATTCAAGCACAAAAAGATTTAAAAGCTAGTGCTAAAGCAAAGTTAATTGCAGGAGAAGCATTAACTGAAGATGAAGCTAACACAATAGTTTTATAATAAACAATAATTAAGACGTAGGAGAAAAAATAAATGGCGAAAAATAGAGATTTAAGTAAACTCTTAGGCGATAATACAAACGGAATTATTGACAACAGTAAAATTACTCTTGACGCTAACGAAATTCCAAATTTAGATACTGCAAAAATAACAAGTGGTTCATTTGCTGATGCAAGAATACCTAACTTAGCAGCATCTAAAATAACTTCAGGAACTTTTGCAGATGCTCGTATTGCCGCATCAAATGTTTCTCAACACGCAACATCTTTTGACGATAATAAAATTGTTAATGATATTTCTACATTAGGATTAAGAGTACACTCACAAGAAAATCTTAATGCAAGTAATTCTAACTCTTCGTCTTTTGATGTATTCCAAGATAGTTCAGCTATTTCTAATCTGACAAATGTTTCACGAAATGCTAGTGAATATATGTCTAGTGTTCAAGTTTCTCAAATAACAGATTTTAATTACACAATGGAACATACGAGTGGTTCAAACAACACAGGTATTGGAACGCCAACAAATGATGTTAGTGGTAGTTATACTAGAACTACACGAGCAAAATTTGGAAATCGGTCTTTATATGGAATGGATAGTATAAATCCTATGTTTAAATGGACAGACAGTTCAGGATATACAGGCGACTTTACTTTTCAAGTTTGGTTTCACACAAATGGCATATCAGATAATAGTTATTATCCAGGTTGGCTTTTAAATTTTGGAACATCAGCAAATCAAATTAGTTCTTACAAATGGCGAAGTGGTTTTGGAAGTGGTTATTGGGTACTTTATAGAGATGGTGGTAATAATGCTTTTGCTAATAATGGTAGCAGTTCTTGGTTTCATCACGCAGTAGCAAGACAAGGAAACACTATGTCAATATGGAGTGATGGAACTCGTCAGCATACTTGGACACAAAACGCAAGTTCAGAACCTTTAAAAGAAATTATTTTAGGTGGAACAAATGGTGCAATTCATCACAGCGATACTAATATAATTTCTAAATTTTATTATGACGGATTTGTTTTTGACAGAGGGATTAGAAGTGGATTTGAACCATCAAAT